ATCCCTAAATAATCATAGCCCTTGCCTTGAGCTGTTCTAAAAAACTCAATCACATCTTTGGGATCGATATTTTTATCAAGCTCGTAAATTTCCATATTTTTCTGATACTCAAACTTCCTTGTCCTAACTCCTCCAGGATTAGATAAAAAAATTTGACCATTGTAGATAAATTCAACATGTGAATATTTTCCAAGAGTCCACAAGGCTATCAAATGCCCTATTAATCTCCTAGGTTTATGGAAACATATATATAGCTTGTCTTTTTCTAACTGCATAAAAACACCTCCTATCCTTGCTTTATTTCACTTTCAAACAATTTGTTATATTCAACTTCAGCATTAAATGTTTTCAGCTCCTCAACTGTCTTGCTCTCCAAACTGTGCGACAATGTTGTCTCGGCAACCATTGAAGTAGTCGTGTGCTTTCTCATTATCTCACTCATTTCAATAAATTTTTGGACCGAAACATTCACATACTTTTCGGATCCGTCCTCGGTATAGAACTTCCAGTTACTGTACTCTACATTCATCAAATCAGCCATAACTTGAGTGAAGTCCAGTTTTGCACCTTTGGCTATTTTGCCCATAAGCCCAAGAATGAACCTGAGAACTAAGCTGAACAATATTTTGGTTATATTACTTTGGTCTATTGTCCTGTTATGCTGTAAATACTTTATCCCTTTTACTTCAAACTCAAAGGGCTTCTTTTCCCTTTTAATTCTCAGTTCATAAAGCTCCTGTTTCAATTTTTCAATCTTCTCTTCCTTCTTATACTTGATTTGGTTATCTTCTATGTACTCAAATTCAGATAATTCAACTGTCTTGATTTTTCCGTTTTCTATCAGCTCATTTTCAGCTAAAGTATATTTTCCAGCCTTGTACAACTCTTCTTTTGTAGATTCTCTTAATTTCCCTTTTTCTAAAACTGGATTTTGGTATTCAATTTCTGAAAAAATATGATTTTCTTTGTTAAAATCTGGGAAAAATAAATTCGGCTCTTTTTCAAAATCTTCTAAATTAGTAATAACTGGTTTAGCTATTACTTTAAGACTTTTTTTATCATAAATAACGATGTTCATTTTTTATTTTCCTTTCTATTATTTTGCTAAAAAACTAACATTGAAATACAAATACCCTGATAGTTTAATATTTGACATCAGAATTACACGTCCATCAGTTTCTACGTTGAACACACAAGCCTGTCCTGCACCTGTGTTTCCTGAAAAGCTTGTACGATTTCTGGGTCTGAAACCGTCTGGCAGTGTTAAGATTACATTGCCCTCGGTTCTCCCATTTAGCCTTTGGTTATCGTCTATGTTCAGGAATACTACGCCTGCCTTTTTATATAGAGTTGCTGAGCTAAATCCAGCAATCTGATTCGCGTTTAAAGTTCCTGGTATAACTTCGTATAAATTTTCTAATTTGTTTGAAGTTTGATAATCTGAAATAGGAATAAATTTTGTACTTTCATAGTAAGTTAAATCATTTTCTATTTTTGGCACTACCATTTGTTTATTTGCAACATCATAATATGCCACTCCTACTTTTTTAGTTCCTACTGTAACTAGTAACCCACCAAAATTTGTTCCTAAAAATTGATTATATTCTACCATTTCAAGTGGAATTACAAATCTTACACCATCAAAAATGACTTTGTAGTATCTATTCTTTTGTAATTCTCCAACGGTTAAATTAATAACTGTTTCCCCATCTTCCTTTGTTAAATTATATTTATCTCCAGAAATTCTTAACATAACTACATTTGTTGTATTTGCTTCAGTTATTTTAATATTAAATGTTAATCCGTCAAACAATTCTAACCCATTCAAATTATTTGTTCCCTTTAATCCGTCTATGTCTAATTCGTAAACATCTGTGCTATTTTCTACTGTATGAACTGTTCCGACAGTAAAATTAAGTCCCTCCTGCATTGGATTAAATAAATTCTTATCCAATGGAGTTCCAGCTACATTAATATTATTAGGAATATCAGTAATTATTGCTGTGCCGTCACTATTATTTACAATATTATATTTATTGGCAACTGTTCTTCCTCTATCTATCACATTTGTGAATTTTTTTGACATTTTTATCTCCTTTCAAAATTTATTAGATCATCTGATAAGTAAATTTTATCTCCAGCATTTATTTCTTTTGAATACGGTATATCATCAAAATTGAAATTACAATCTGCTTTTCTTGTATAATGCAATGGAAATAAAACATCTCCAGCAAATATATCTCCTGAGTAATACGCTTCGTTATAATTTTCTAGGCATTTTCTCGTGTTTATTTTTATACCTCCACCTATGATACTTTCTAAGTCTATTACATCTATCAATGAAAAGTTATAATTTTTTTCAGCTATAAAATCTATATCATATCGTCCAGCTTCACCGTCAACTTTCCAACCTTCACGAATTTCAGGAAATAATCCTGTAAAACTTTTAATTAAATTTAGAATATTATCAAGAGTAGGCACTATATCCAACGCTTGAAATTTTAATTTGATTCTTTTTCTATAATTATCATCTACATCATTGTTTCTTTTTTCTTCAACTAAAGCTCCCAAATCATCTAAAAATTCGCCTTTTGCTTTATCAATTAACCAATAATTGTCAAGCATATCAATATATTTATCTATCAAGTCAAAAACTTTAGCAATACTTTGAATAAATAATTGATTTATTTCTGTGGCTTGCAAAATATATGGAATCTTACTTGTTAAATATTTATAGTTGTTATACATTCAACTCACCTTTTTCCCTAATTTTTAGCTGTAAATTTGTTGAATATTCACTATCAGAAGCAAGTTTGAATGATAAATCTAAATGTTTTAAATCAATTTCTGGTATATTTGGCCTTATGCTTTCTATAAAACATTCATAGGCACTTATAAAACCATTTACCCCTTTAGATTTTATATAGTTATTAATCAAATTATCTATTTTTGCTTTATTATCAGTTGCATAATTTGCTGGAATAGATGTATATTTTGCATCTATCTTTATTATTTTAGGTCTATAAAAATAAATTTCCCTTTCAACTCCTGAAGTATCTTTGGCTATCCCTTTTATATCCCCAACTGATTTTATTGCTTGGTCTTTCTTTTCAAATATTGTCTGTGCTATTTGTGAATTTATACCACCGTCAACAACTATAATTACACTTTTCTGTTCAATTCCATTTACAGTTATTGGCTCATGATTTTCATTAACATAAACACTTTCTACACCATCCAAATCCATTAATGCTGATTTTATACCGTCAATATTCCAATAACTTCTAAATCTCGAATTAAACCATCTATCTCTATATTTAATATCATTTTCCCTGTCTTGTCCCCCTTCTCCTGCTGTATTAGAATTTATTGACAATATTCCTGAAACAGTAGTTATAAATTTAGTTATTTCATTACTTGCAATGTTTCCAATACTTCCAGCTGTTTCACATTCAAATTCTAATGTGATCGTATTATTAGTTGCTGTTGCTGTGTTTATATTAAAAAATTCAATGCCACTAACTGTCTTAACTCCTAATTCTCCAATATCTACTGTCGTTCCATTTACAGCGTTCAAAGTTACGAATGCTTTTGAAAAACTAGGTTGTTTTCTAGGAAAATTAAAATTTCCATTTAAAATATCGTCTAATTCTTCATTTTCAGCTTTATATATATTAGCTTTATCCGCCAAATATTGTATTTTATATAATTTTTGCTGAGCCAGTCTTCCAACTGGGTAACCTATCATCATATACCAAATTGTTCTTTTATCTCCTGAAAAATCAACATTACTTTCTTTTATTCCAGAACTCATAGTTTCTATTATTTCATTTAAACTTGGTATTTCTATTCTTGCCATTTTACACCTCCAAATCTAGCGAATATGTCCGACTATTAATATTTAATGAAATAGATACGTCTAATTTTCTTCTGTCTTTATCATTGAATTTGGAAGTTATGGAGTTAATCCTTTCAACTTCCTTGAAATAGGTTGATATTTTATTTCTAATATCCTCTTCTACCAATTCTTTATTTCCAGTTTCAAAATACAGCCAATTCAATCCATAATTAGTATCATATTCTAGTTCCCCAGCCCTTATCTTTAACATAACGGCTATTTGTTGCATTATTTCTATATTTTTATCCAAAACTACTGATAAATCATTATTGCTAATTTCTAGTTCTCCGTGATTTATGTTTCCTAGTCTTAAATCCATTTTTTACTCCTATTCAGGCTTTTCTGTTTTATCTCCACCTTTTGTAATTCCACTATGAATATGGGTTGTCAATGCTATTCCGTTGCTTATTGTTTCATCATTAGCAAGTTTCCCGCTTTGCTCTATATCTCCATTTATAGTAACTGTTTCAGCACTTATTGGATTAGCAGAGGTTGGAATAACAAAAGGAAATGCTATGCAGTCTGAAAAATCATTTGTTGTATCACTATCTAAGTCTTGATTTTCTTCCGCTTCTAAATAGTTTGATTGAGAAAAAGATAAAAAAGCAATAGGAACTATATCACCAACTTTAAATGGAAAAATTTGATTGATGTCAAAGTTTCCAAGTTGACACATCGGAACTCTTGGAATAGGAGCAAAAGCAACTCCTTTAATTGTTCCTATAGGTTGTATTGCATAAAAACCATCACCGTAGCTTCTTGTTATTTTTCCTAGTGTTGTTGTTGGTATTACTTCCATTTTTTTTCACCTCATTTAATACTTTTACTTTAAGCTCCATTTCAAAATTTTTAATTGACAATGCCACTATTTTGGCTTTCCCATTAAATGTTTGACTTTCAATAATCACATTATCTGTTTTTTTCAAATAATGTATCAATAAACATTTCACGGTATAATCATATTCAACCTTTTTATTCTCACTACTTGTGCTTTTAGTTTTTGTAGTTTTAGTTTTTTTCTTTCCTTTCTTACTGCTTTTTTTATTCTCGCTTTTATTAGTTTTTTTCCCTCTATTTTTTGACGCTGATTTTTCAGGCTTAACATACTTCTTAGGTTCATCAATCAATCCGCTTTGTCTATTTAGTACAATTTTTTCTGTATCATCATTTTCTTTTGAATAAATATAAAGTTCATCATACTTGATATTAATTTTACTATCACAATCATTGACAACTTGTATTATTCGCCTTAAAGGAACATCAAAAGGCGACATATAAAATCCGCCCCTGTATTCCTTATCTATTTTTAATTGGCACTTTTTTACGCTAAAACCTATACTATCAGCAAGCTGTTTTATAACTTTACTCGCTTTTGTAGGTTCTAATCCTAATGCTATTCTGTCGTTAAATGCTATATGTGCTTCTATAAACTTGATTTTCAACTGATAATCTATTTGCACAACTTCCGTTATTGTTCCAGTAAATACCTCGCCTATATCCTTTCCATATCCCATTTTGACATTTATAGTATCTTTTTCCCTTATTAAATCTATATCTGATTGTGCCAAATTAAATATAACTATTTCTCCACTACTCAGCTCATTGTTTTCACTATCTTTATAATCAACTGAAATATCATAACCTCTTATTTCTTCGGTTTGAGTGCCATCATTTGGATTCCAATATTGATATGGTACTTCTATATCTTTTCTAGAAGTTCTTATTGTTATTAATGCACTTTCATTAAATAATTCTCCTATTATCATTCTGTTTTCAGCCATATTATTCCTCTTCTTCCAACTCAATAAATTCTATAAATACCGTGTTATTTAAGTTTTCATAACTCACTTCTCTTTCAATCTTATCTTCGGAAAATGGGAAAATATAAGCATAAGGAAATGATAAATTTCTATTATTACTTCTATCTCTTGAAAGATAAAGTCCAACAGGAACTCCAAAAACAAGTTTTTCATTTTTTAGCAATAAATTTTCATCCTCATCAAAAATATCCAAATAAATACGACTTTTGTATATCGGATTCAATTCATCGTCATTTATAAGCATTCTATGTTCCTTAAATAACAATTTAAAATTTTTATCTAATATCCTAAGTGTGAATTTTAACGGAAATAATGTTTTGTCTATATTTATTCTCATTTTAAGTAGCCTCCTGAAACATTGCTTGAAGTTACCCCTTGTGTACCTACCGTTGTTGTTTGATTTACCTGTGTGGCTTCACTTCCCGCAACTTCTCCAGTTGAAACTATTCTAGCTGTTTGGTATTGTACAATATTCAATTTAAAACTATAATTATCTGAATTAACGTCTCTTGATATTCCAGTTATAAGTAAATTTTCAAATATCTCATCTTTAGTTATTATTTTTACTTGTTCTTTTTTTCTAAAAAGTTCTTTTATTTTTTGATAAAGTTCCTTTTTTTCTTTATTATTGAAGTTAAACATAATATCTAAACTAAACTCTTGATTACCAATTCGTAAATTCGTTTGAATTTGGTCTGGAACAGAAGATGGATCTAACGGATATTCCTTTAAACTTCCCTTTTGATTTTCAGAAATTTTAACCCAATCAAGTGAAATATCATTCAAATATACTCCTTTTTTATATTTATTGAGATATTTACCAATATAATCATCCAGCTTACTTTTAGCCTGTCTACCATAGTCTTTAATTTGATTTTTATAACTATCAAATTGTCCTACATAACTATTTAAATCCATTAAATATCACCCCATTTGTAGCTTCTTTCGCTTTCTTTATCACTTAAAACATTTTCAACTATTGACATAATAATTGGCCTTAGTTTGTTAAGTTTTTCTACCTGTTCTTGAGTAACATTTGCAATATTTATGGGCATTTCTATTGCAATTTTATTTTCGCCATTAACTATTTTTTGCTCAGAACCTTTATTATTAAATATATTTTTTGCCATATTTATTATTTTTTGTGTTTTCTTATTACTAAATATTTGAGTTCCTTTTGGCAACATCATTTCAGCTCTTGAATTTGGCGATACTCCAAGCATTCCGCTAGGTGTGGCAAATAATTCTTTTCCTTGTTCAGATATGGTTGTTGTTCCACCTGAAAAATTATCATCTCCCAATGCCTTTTTTGGCTTATTTCCTCCACCTAAGAATCCAGCCAACGCACTTGCACCTTTTGAGATTCCGTCAAAACTTACCTTTCCTATCCAACCAACTAAATCAGATACTAAACCTATCGCTTTTTCTAATATTGGTTTAATTACACTCCAAGCAGTTTGCAATACTTTTCCTATTCCACCGAATACAGCACCTGCTATTGTACCTAAATCTTGGAAAAAACTTTTTAAATCTTCACTCGAAATTCCCATTTTAGAAAGTGTATCAATAACAAACTGCCCAGCCATTCCAGCGACATCCATTATTATTGAAAATGTTGAATTAAACAAAGTTCCCAATCCTTCTACTACTGGTTTAATAATTTCAACATATGTGATTATTCCGTCAAACATAGATTGAAATACTTCCCCAAAATTAATATCATCAATATTAAAATCCCCAAAAAGATTGCTGAATACTTCATTTACTTTTTCTTGTATAGGTTCTACAAAACTTGACATAAAAGCGTCAAAAACTCCTCCAAAGGCTTCTTGTAGTTTAGGTAATGCTTCTGAAAATGCCGAACCAAACGCTGATGAAATTTCATCAAATTTCGACTTAACTTGTGATAATGGTTCAATAAGATTTCGCACTTCTGGCGAAAGTTCTTTTAATGCTTCTTGTGCTTGATTTTGATTTTCAAATTTATTGTTTAAAAATCCCCAAGCCTCTTGTAAATTTCTAATTGGTTCAAGAACCTTATCTATTCCTTGCCCAAGCAAATCAATAGATGGGGTTACAAGATTTAATGCTCCGATTAATCCTGTTCCTATCAATTCTGCTACTGGTGCAATTGCATCTCCAAAACTAATCATTGTATCTTGAAATCCAGCCTTTAATCTTCCTGAAGCAGCGGCCCAACCTCTGTTCATTTTTTTATAGGCTTCATCAGTTGCTCCAGCTACATTCTTAAATTCTTCTAAATTTTCATCAAAAACTTTTTTATTTGAAGTAAGAATATTTACAGCCTTTTTTGACTCAACAGAAGTAAACATATCAGCCACCGTTTTCCCAATTGATTGTGCTTTTTTCTCAATCATTCCCAGTGCATCTGATACGTTTCCACCATTTTTCATAAACGTTTTAAAATCAACTCCACCATTCAACTGTTTAAACATTTTGTACGTTTTACTTCCTGAGTTATTTAATTCTTCAAACATTGCTCTCATTGATGTTCCAGCTTTAGCAGTTGAACCTTTACCCATTGTAGCTGTCAACGTTGCCATTGTGGCCGCAACTTGTTGAAATGATACATTAGCTGCCGCTGTTGTTGGCAGTACATCTCCAATACTACTTGCTAATTCTGGAAATGATGTTACCCCTTTTTTTATCGTAGCAAATAATAAATCAGAAACATTCATTACATCTAAATTATCATTTCTGTAGTTATTCATTATAGTGTTAAGTGTTGCTGTTGCGTCACTCAAACTTGCCATACCAGCCTTACTTGCCTTTACTCCTGTTTCAACAAACTTGAAAACATTATCTTCAGATACTCCAGCAGATAAAGCATTATACACGGCATCTGTTGCGTCTGCCATTTCAATACCATACGTTTTAGCCATATTTCTTACTCTATTCCCCATTGCTTTTTCAGCTTCTGCTGATTTTTTAGGTAATAAAGTAAAAATTGCATTCATACCTTTTTCAAATTCTCCGAACGCTTCCAACGACTTCTTTACAAAACCTACAACTGCAGCCACACTTAAAACAGGGAGCATTGACGCCATTAAACTTTTAAATCCTCCAGCTAAAACATCAACACCTTTTTTAGCTTCCTTTGCTCCTTTTCCAACTCCGCCTAAACCATCTTTAACTTTGTCAAGTTCTGATTTACCTCTACCTGCTTTTTTCACTTCATTTCCAAGCTCATCAACACTTTTACCCGCTTTTTTTGAAGAAGAGGTTAAATCCTCAACAGCTTTATCAACAGCGTCAATTCCACTTTTATCCGCCGTAGATTTAATGTTTATAATCATATCATTTGCCATTTTCTTTAACCTCCTTTATCCAATCTTCTCTTGCGATTTTCATTTCTAAAAATGTATCGTTATCCATATTTAGAATTTCATTTATACTTCCCATTTTATTTTCAAAAATTATTGCCCATCTATTTCTTCTATCTCTAGCTCTTTGTTTGACTCGATCATATCTTCGTTGCCAAATCTCAACAAAAAAGGGAGCAACCTCTGTGTTATAGCAGCCGCATTTTTTCCAAAGTTCTTATGTTCTTTAAATTGTTCTGGGGAAATTATCATATCTTCAGCTAATGCGTCATAAGTATCCAGTACATCTACTTTTCCCTCTGTATAAGCCGATACTATTTTTGCAAATTTTTCATCATCTCCATTATCTTGATATTCAACTATTACTTCATCATATTTTTTATATCCCTTACCTGTTTCATCTTTCATATATATGTTTTTTAATTTTAAACTTGGCATTTTTTATCCTCCTAATTTTATATTGCACGTCTTTCTACATTCTCAACTAATATTGAAAATGTTGCGTCTACATTTGAATTGTCGTGCTGTCCACTTTCTTTTTGTGCTACTGAAACTCCACCAAGCACGTGTACTTCTGGACTTCCTTTTTTAGACGTATTTTTAAATAATCCAGTTCCCAAAGAACTTTCATCCATACAGTCCTGTATAAAGTTATTTAAAAAGTTAAAATGTCCACTATTCTGTCTAACTACTACTTCATAAGCTGAAGCTGTGGATCTTGTCAATATTGTTACTACATCTCCATTCATATCTGCATCTGAATGTGCAAAATTAGGATTATTTTGTGCTGGATTTATTGAAACAGCTGTTATTACTCTTGTTCTCCCAGTTGGAGATGTTAAGGTTATGCTAACCTTGTTTACATCTTTCATTTTCCATTACCTCCCTATACTAATGTTGTTTTCCAATTTAGTCTTAAATTCAAGTTTTCAATCTGTCCTGCAAGTGTAAAGTCTATTGATGTATCATTCAGAACTCTGTCAGCCACATTTTGATTTGACACATTTATACGTTCTGGAACTTTTACAGTATAAGCGTAATCGTTTGACTTTGCACTTCTTGAAGCCAACCAACCTTTTTGTCCTACCGCTTTCATATTATCATTTAATTTACTTTCTATAATTGAAATACCTTTGTCATCATAAGGTACTCCAATTTGCGAGTTCCACAACTTATGAATTGAACCTGTATTAGTAAATATTATGTAGTCTATTGCAATTCTTTCGTCTGCAAATAAATCTCCGCCCAAAGTTCTTGAACTTGATACCATTCCATCGCCCCAAGCCTTTTCATATGTTGCTATGCTGTTGGATTTATAAGTATTTAATTTTACATTTGTCAAAGGAACATTATTTAAATATAATGGTGTATTATATGTTCTTATTCCTTGTAATGTCTTATGTTTAATACGCATTCCAAATCCCTCTGTCGCCAGTCTGGTAAATATTCCACCACCTAATGCTGACACCAATGTTCCTTTTGGGTTCAAATATTCTTGTGTTTCTGTATCATTTATTTTTACATTTACTTTTGGATTAGCAATGGCAAATAATCTATCTGTTTTTTCCAAATCACTTACCGTTTCCTCTCCTTTTTCAATAAGAGCAAAGTTATAATTTCTAGTTACAAACGACGCTAGCCATTCATTAAATGATTTGTTTTGAATGTCAAAAATCCAAAAATAATTGTCTGCATCGTCTTTTGAATTTTCCAGTTTATCCGTCAATGCAAGTGTCAAATCATCTGACTGCGGATTAAATTTAATCCCTTGTATCCAAAAATGGTCTGAAGCAATTGTTGTCCCTCCGCTTTCAATTGTTTGCGACAAATATTTTTCAACCATTTTATAAATATTATCTGTACTTTCCAATCCCAATCCACCCTCATTGGTTGGAGATACCATTGTTTTTAAAGCCGTTTTAGGCTCTAATTTAGTAAGCGGTATATTCTTTTCAACGGTTACCAGTCTGTGAACAGCCAAGTCCACATTATAATTACTTATGTATTCTCTTACTACAGTAACATTAACGTCATTAATATTCTGTGATAAAATGTTACTCATTTCTTATTACCTCCTGTTTATTTTTTATATCTGTTTTTACTGTTTCAATTGATTCAATTATTCTATTCTCAATAACATCAAAGGAAATTTCAACATCAAATGAATAACAGTAATTCCATTTTCCACCCTCAAAGTCATTTAGACTTTTTATATTTGACATATCTTTTATTCCAAAACCATTATTATTAATTATTTCTCTTTTTACATAGTTAATAATTTTAAATAGTTCATTAGCTAATGCAACGGATTCTGTCAAACTTTTGTGTCTACAGTTAAGCTGAAGTGTTGCATTATGTGTTTTTATATTCTGTTCTACTAAAGTTTTGTTTTCTTTTTCTACAACTTCTACACTTTGATTATGAAAGTCTGGACTGTAATTTATTATAAACATTTCAATATATGGATAGTTTGGAGTTTGAGCCAATATATCTCCATTGATTATTTGCCATTTGTTATCACTAAAACTATTCAACAATTTTCTAAAATCTTCAATCTTGTCCATCTTTTAACCTTTCCAAATAACAAATTATCAAATTTGCGTGTCCATTCTGTCTATAATCTTTTTTCCCTACAACCCTAAATTTATTTCCCAAATGGTCTATAACTTCATCTTTTATATCTATCTTGATATTTTCAGTTGTATAAAGTTTTCTATCTTCAAATCCAAGTGTAGTTCCTTGTGATTGGAATTTAATATAATCGGAATTTTTTAAATCAAATAATGCTCCTTTAAATTTTTTTCCTATTGTTTCGGGTATAAGTTCCCCATTCACCCATTCAGGTGCGGTTCTTGATAATGTCAATTCCTTAAAAAAACGGCTTGGTATTTTTACACTATCCATAAATTCACCTACTCTATTTCAAATCTTACTGAAGAAATCATAGTTCCTGTATCTACAAGTGGTTTACTTCCTTTTTTTCTTTTTAATGTACTATCTTTATTTGCAGCATAACCGCCTTTATTTATACTTTCCTGTATAAGTCTTACGGTTTCAACTCCTATTGTATTTAGTACAGTTGCTCCATCTGATCCATTTGTTATTGCCTGCATTATCACAGGCTTTAAAGTTTTATTTAAATAATCCTCAATATCTTTGGTAGCATTTCTAAAAAATGGACGTGGAACATTACCCTTACCACAGCCAAATTCAACATAAAAAGCATACTCAGATACTTTTGTTCCATTATTACTTTCTCCACCTATAAAACCAACTTTTATTGTATGGCTTGTTAAGTATTCAAGTATTTCTTTCATTTTTTCAAATTCTTTTAAATTAAGTTTTATTTCTACACCCATTTAAATCAACAACCTTTTCAATATTGGTACTATATGTTTCATAAAAGTTTCATTATCCTTGTAATTATAAGCAATGTCATCAATTTTATAACTTGAATATTTTTGTGCTTCATCATCCTGACTAAGCAAAAACATTGACTTGACAAGCATTGCTACATAATACTGTAAATCATTTGGAACTGTCCCATTTTCTCCAAAAATAAATCCTGAATTGTAGTTAAGAACAATTTTGTCTTTAAATGAAAATGAACATCCACAGTTACAGGAACAGAACATATCTGTAAACTCTATTTTCTTTGTCGTATTCATATAGTCGTCTTCTGATATTGCTTTATCATTTATAGTTATAGATTTTATTTCATTCATTGGAGGATAGGCAACCCATAATCTACTGATATTTATTTTCTTTTGGATTATTTCTTTCCTATCCTGTTTTTCCAAATCATAACCAATATAACTTTCAATCATATCAGACGCTGCTTTTATAAGAGTTTCGATGAAGCCAGACTGTTCCTGCTCCACCGTTACTCCTGTTAATTTTTCATATTGTCCTAATGTAATTATTGCTTTCATTAGTTTTCTCCTATGCTTTCTTTATTGGCACAAAGGCTTCAGGCAACATCACATTTCCACCAACCATTGTTTCAAAGTAATATCCTGTAAATCCTTTATTTGTAATATTGTCAGCAATCTTGATATTATAATTTGTATGTGTTACACCTAAATATTTTGATAAATCAGCAATTAATACAACTACATCTCCAGTATTTGCAGTATCGAATACTGGTAAAGTATCATCATAAATAATTGGCAAATTCCCTAATCTATCTTGTTTTGCTTCTCCGTATGCCTCTAAAAATAAAGGTCTTCCTGTTGTATCTTTCAACAAGAAAAAGTTTGGTGCTGATTCTCTATTCATTACAATTACGGCCCTGTCAGCATATTCTTGTTTTAATTTATATTTTGCTTTTGCTATTGTGTCATAATCTCCATTAGCTCCTGTAAAAGTCAATGCCCTTGCCGTTACATTTGAATCTATCAATATTCCAAATGGCTCTCCAGTTCCTGTTCCAAACATTATTTTTTCAGAAATCTTTTTAGTAAAGTTCTCAGCAACTCTTTCTAATACCAATGCCACAAATCCAACTACATCTGTTGCGATTAATTTATTTGAGAAAATTGGCAAAGCATAGATTTGGTGTAATTCTAATTCAACATTATCCAAAAGATTGATATTAGTTTCAGTTCTGTTTGCTGTTTCTCCAATAAATTTAACTTCCGTAGTTCCTATTGTTTCTCTAGGTACTTTTATAGAATATTCAGACATTGACATTTTAGAAACGTATGCCCATATATTTTTAACATCTTGAGCTCTTCTTAAAATTGTTCTGCTTAATTGTTGCAATACTGCTGGAGCTACTCCACTTGTTGTAGTATTTGTTGCTTTTTCAATTTCCAAGTAATCTAAAAAAGTTTTAACTGTGCCTTTGGAATCCGTATTAACCGACTTCATAAATCCTACAATTTCTTTTTCCAAGTCCGCTTCTGTCAATTCTTTTTCAGTTTCCTTTATTGATTTGAACTCTCTAGCAAATTCATTTAATTTGTCCTCAATTGATTTTTCAAATCCCTCTTTGTAATCTTCCAATGATTTTTCAAAATCCTCTTTAACAGTTTCAAGCTGCTTTTTTACCTCAGCACTTATATTTTCTTTTTTCAAAGTTTCATTAATCACATCTATTTGTTTCTGCACATTTTTTTCATATTCTCCAAAAAGTTTCATTAATTCTTCTCTATCCATATTTTCCTCCTTAAAATTTTTAAATGTTGATACACTACTTCCTGGTACTGCTCCTTTGATAACCATTGAGCCTTCCCAAACTTCAAATTCTTTTATAAGATATGCTCTAACCTGTCCTTTTTCAGTTTCAACATATCCCATTTCGCCTTTTAGAATTCTACCACCGACTGACATATCATATTTTGCACCTAATTTCATAAGTGAATATATTTTTGCAGCCTCTTTATTAAGATAATTTCCATTATCATCTTTTTCTAAATCCAGTTTAGCTCTAAATTTTAAATCTCCATTTTCAGCCCATAACTCCATTACTCCCAATTCACTGTCTTTTTTGTGCTGATGTAATAGAAAGGCTGTTTTTGAATTATCTTTTGTCTTAAAATTATTAATGGATTCTTCCAAAAAGAAATCTCCGTAACTATCCAAAACTTTTCCTTTTGTGAGTATTCCTTCAATAATTCCTTTTTCCATATCAGACTTTTCTATAATTGTTCCAACATCCTTTTGGAATATCCCTTTTGGCATTATTACCTCCTATACTTTAAATTTATATGTTGTTATACAATAACAATTTATAACCTCTTTAGCCTTGGCACCACTTTCGTGAGCATACATCAAATCATTTGAAAAAGGTTTGTCAATAGGCTTTTCCTCCCCATCCATTGCCAAATGATTTTCCCTGTGATGTTTCCCACCACCTACGTGTATCCAAACCTTAGTATTTACCAAAGTTTCCTTTGCCAATTCGTGCATAGAGTAGCCACTTGCTTTTGCTGTTTCAGTCCTTGCTATTGTCAAACTTCTATCTTTAGTCATTCCTTTTACATTGTCCTTAACCTCCTTAGCTATAGCCTTAGCATTCAAGCCTTCCGCCTGTCGCTCAGTTATTATTTTATTTATTTTATTTTTTGTTACTTCATCAATTTTAGTTACTGTTTCAGCAGCCTTTTTTTTATTAAAATCATTCAATCTTTTGTCTACAATATCATTGAAATTTGGTACTTTTTTACTTAGCCCATACATTTCATCTACTGCATTTATTGACTCTTCAGTTGCTCGTTTATGAGTTTCAATTAATATTTTTCCAATATTTTTTTTGAAAGTTTTAAAATCAATTGTTATTGTTTCCACATTTGCTTCAACACTATCAGCCAAATCATTAAAAGCTAAATCTGTTTTATTCTTGATATACTTAGTTACTCGTCCTCTAACAGTTCTCAATGCTTTTGCCTGTCTTAGCATTTCTTTTTTATTCACTTTCTTAGCCATTTCCTATAAATCCTCCGTACTTGAATTATTGTCAATTGGTTCTTTTTCTCCATTTATAACTTCATCAAAAGTTACTGGCATACCTTTTATTAAAATAACATTACCATTTGGAATAGAATCCAAATCCAATTTTTCCCTTTTTTCATTAACGGTGTGAATTTCAGAAGCATTTAAAGTATTTATCAATTCTAATTTGTTATCTTTTAAAACTTCAATATCTTCAGTAATAAAGTCAATTCTTTCAGAATTTTTAAAATCATTTGAAAACAACCGATTTATAGTAGCTTTTATTTGTTTACAGGCTGGAATAATATTTTCCGTATAAAGTGCTTCTTTTGCTTCTTTCATATTATTGTATTTTGCATTATCCTTACCACCTATAAGCAAATCAGGAACATTTAAAACATTTGATGTTATATTCCTTATTTCAACTAAAGCATTCATATAATCAAAATCAGTTGGTGCAAAATCCAACATTTGTATTTTTGAATTTTCATCAAATCCAGTTAATACTATTGGTTTTCCTATTCCGTCAGAGCCACTACTTTCCATTATTCTATCCTGAACCTTTTCAACAGTTTCTCCTGTTGCCAGCTGATCTAACAATATTAAAAATTGTCTTTTTCCACTATTTTTTAATATACTGTTATTCCAACGACTTATAAGACAAAAATAATCGTGTAACAATACTAATGATGTTATACGGTTTAATCCTCTTTTTTTGCTGTATAGATTTGGTATTCGTTTATAGGCAAAGTTTTCCAAATCTTTTCCAGAGTATTTTATTCCATTTATTTCTATGCTTTTTATTCCAAGTAAAATATTGTCATAAAATTCTATTATGTACTCGCTAGGAGCATATACCCATAAATCATATTTGTTGAAAAGTTTTTGCTTATGGATTAAAAACTCTCCATAAATAGTCCAATACAAATAACAATAATATAAAAAGTCATTCGTATCCATTGTAATGTTGGGACTTGTCAAACTTCTATAAACTATATTTTCTTTCTTTTCCTGTTTTTCCTTTTTTTCCCCCTCAAATACGCTCCAGTCTATTGCATAAAATCCTTGTTGCATTTTGTCTAATGCTGAACTTATAAATGGATTTTCTGGCAATTGCGTTAATAATTTGTTGATGTTAATATTGTAGGGACTAAGATTGAATGATTTATAATATTGAAGAAAATCATTAAAATCAAATGATTTATTTACATTTCTCTTAAAAACTTTTTTAAAAAAACCAAACATTTTTCACCTCCTACAATTTATTTCTGTATCTGCTTTTCAAATCTCGCTGTTTATATCTGGACAAAGCATAATCCAATGCGTCTTTAGTATGCGGGTCAAAGTTAAACATTTTCTTTTTATCCCCTATAATTGCCACACCATTTTCATCTTTTTTATATTTTAAATTTTTTAATTCCCTATAAGTATTTAAACACCTATCAGCAATCACAATTTCATTAAAGGATTGAAGTTTACCAATACGTCCTAACACATTACCAACCATTTTATCCGCTTTTTTCATCAATATTCCATTCATCTTAAATTCTTGAATTGTTTTTGGTTCTGCATAATCAGCAAATATTATTATCCCTTCTTCAGCAATATCATACAAAAAATCTTCCTGTAATATCTGAGCATTTGTCATTCCTTTGTTATAAAATTCATCATAAACATAAAGGATATTATTATCATAATCAATGGCCGCTCTTATTACAGCTGTGTATGAAATTTCAAATCCAAAATCCATTCCAGCAATATGCCATTCAATTCCTAATCGTGCAACTTGTTCGTCAACATATTCATTACTTGCTTTTTCTATATTGTTATAGACGAAATCTCCGTGATAACCAAATCTCCCTTTTTGTGCAATTTCTACTAAATATGGGTCTTTTTCCATATTAAGTTCTGCAATCGCACTTTTAGGAAGAAATTTGTTTTCCTTATAAGTCGAATGATTAACATAAATTCTTTGAATATATCCTGTTTCAGAATCCTTTATTTTTTTTATAAATTCCTTTTTCTCATATAATGTTTCCTCAGATACTTTCAAATATTCTGTTAAAAACCAATATGTCCAGTTAATAGAACTGTCAGGCTCTGCTGGATTTGTACTTATATACATATTCATTTTTATATTTGGCGTTCTAAGTCTATATCTTAATTGCTTAAAATCATTCCTGTTGCATTGATTTGCCTCTTCTATCCATATATCTGTAATACCTTTTATTGATTTTAAACGTCCAACTTCATCTAATCCCCTGAAAATAAATTTAGTTCCTGTTATTTTATTTTCTATTTCTAGCCGTCCTGTTTTAATAATAAAATAATCATTCAATTCAAGTTCATTTATAACATCGACTAAATCAGCAAATACACTATCTCTTATATCTCTATATACTTTTCTTATTCCTAATATTCTTCTTTTCTCTCTAAAGCTATTAATAATAAGTCTGGTTGCTACATTGTAACTTTTACCACTTCCATAACTACCAATAAGAAAATAAATATCCGCTGTGCTTTCTGTTATAAATCTTTTAAAATGATTATTAATATCTAACTCAACTTTCATTATTACTCCAGAATTATAAATTTTTGATGTGGATGCAATTCCTTGAAATGATTTATTAAAGGATTGTCATTTATAAAATAATTCCTATCTACATCTTTATAATCAACTTTCAATTCTTTTCCACCATCTCTAAACCTAAAGCCTTTGACTAATCTAAAATCTCCTCTTTCAATTCTTTCATCAAGCATTGCTTTAGTAATTTTATTTGAGGGAATTTCAACTACTTCTGTTTTTCTTGCCATTTTCTACACCTCAAATTTCTCTCTAGTTCTTTTTACTTTTCCATCTCCCACAATTTCGCTATCCGATTTATATTTAACTACAAAATTTTCACCTTTTTTAGTTATCACTCTATACTGGAATTTAACACCTGATGTATCTTGTGTTTTGATGTTGTGTAAAAAATCTACTTTTTTATTAAACTCTTCTTCATTCAAATCTATATCATATAAAATGTTATTTGTTCCCAATCCAAATCTCATTTCTTCTCCACTAATTTTAAGAGTTACGTTTTTATCAAAGCTAAATCCGTCTAAATATTTTTCAGCAAATTCGTCTAATAATTTTTCAACTTTTTCATTTACTTTTGTTTCCTCATTTGGCATTTGAGTAGTAGCATTTTGATTTTCGTTTTGGTTACTCATCTTCCTTATCCTCCATTTCTTCTATTGTGTTGTCTTCTTTAAAATTAAATTCTATTTTTGCATCTTGTACTGTTTCATCTTCAAGTTTCAATTTTTCAATTTCAACTTTTTCAGACTGTATTCCCTCGTTTACTAACTGTGCCTCAACTTCAAGAAGTTCATAGTTAGTTAATAGTTTTCCAGTCCGCATTATTTCCTTTTCTGTTTTTACAATTAAACTTAATTTCTTTTCGAGTGCTACAACCTCTTTTTCAGAATTTTCTTTTTTATTGATTAGTTGTATAATCCTTATCGCTGTATTCCTTTTTGCTATTGCTATATTTCTTAAAAAGTCAGGCAAATCATAATAGACTTCATCTATAATCTTCTGTGCCTGTTTTTCGGTTGCTTCTAATCTCATTTGTCTTATACTTCTGGCTTTTCTGTAATATGTAACTTCTGAAATATCATATTTTTTCATTACTTCATCTTTTGGAACATCGTTAATTATGTCTGATTTTATTTGTGTTTCTTTATTGTTTGCAACCTTTTGCAACTGGTTGCGTTTTGCGGTTGCATTTTTCTTCTTAATGGTTGCACTATTTTCTTTTTTTTTAACCCACTTTTCTCTACTAATCCAACTTTTGATAGTTCCTACTTTTTGATTATATTTTTCAGCCAATGCCCTTATGCTTGTTCCATTCTCATATTCGTACTTAATCAGTTCTTTTATGTCATTTGTCATTTCTCCTTGTCCTTTAATTCAAATCTAGTTTTTCATATTTTCTTATTACAACACCCTCATCAAATCGTTTTGGATATTCTTGTTTTATTTTTTCCAATTCCTTTTTTACTCTTTTATTTAATGGAAAGGCATATTTATGTTTTCCTTTTGTATAATATTCACTTGCATTTGAATCTATCTTTTTCAAAAATGTCAAACTTTGAGAGCCTTTACCATATTTACTATGAATTGATTTTGGATGCGTCTTTTTGCCATTTAATATAAAATATCTTTCTCCAGCTGTTCTTCCTAAATAAATCCAGTTTGTCGCCTGATATATTCCGCCTTTATGATTTTGTTCCGTATCAGCATAGGAAATAATCACATACAAGTCTGGACATTTATTTTTAAGAAATTTAATTGCCTTAGCCAATATTTCACTTACGAAATGCTTATGATTAGTTAATGCAACTCTTGTGAGTTCACAAATCCTATCTTGTTTCAATCCAAATTGTGTTCCCAAATTTACATTTGCACCTCTTGAGAAAATAACACATCCTATATATTTCCCATTTTCCCAAGCACCAACTTTAACTGTCTTACCTGCTGGCATACATTTTGAATAATGCCAGTTCTTACAGGCATATTCCGCTGCTTTAAAATCACACCAGTCTATTTTTAAATCATTCTTGTTCTCTTGCATCGAACACCTCCCCGCAATGTGGACAAGTTATATATTTTGGATCAAGTTTATCAAGTCTTGGCTGTTCCTCTTCAGATACTGGTTGAAAATCAATCTCTTTTACCAAATCCTCTAATTCCTTTTCTTCAAAACCTAAAATAGAAATATCAAAATCCAAGTTTTTTAATTCCATTAGTTCTTTTTGAATCTTATCCCTGTCAAAATCAGTTGCAAGTGTCAATTGATTGTCTGCTATTATATAAGCTCTTTTCTGTTCCTCAGATAAGTGAGAATGCCTTATTACTTCTACTTCGCTATATCCCAATTCTTTCAAGGCACATAGCCGTCCGTGTCCTGCTAACAGCATATTATCCTCATCTATTAACAGCGGAAGCATAAAATCAAAATTTTTAATAGAATTTTTTATTTTCTCTATATGCTCTATATCGTGTTGCTTTGCATTATTCTCATATTCCTTTATAAAATTAATGTTTATTTTCTCTATTTTCATTAAATCACTCCATTTTCTGAATCCCACCAAATCCCAACCACCTAAAAGGCTACACTATATATAAAATCAAGAGGGAGACTAAACAAAAAAAGCCGACTTATAAATAGACTATATTTCTATAGTTTATCTATAAATCGGCTCACAAGTTCTAAGTTTTTGCCAACTTATTCTATTCTATCTTTCAAAAAAAGTTTTCTTACTACTTTTCCATTTTCTATTATCGCTCTTGCTTCTGTCTTTTTGTTATTCTTTTTTAATTTTAAAATATCTATTATAAAAAATAACAAATTTCTATCTTTTTTTATTTCTTCTATCTGCTCTTTAGTAAGCATTCTATCACTCCTCTATTATACCTTATTTTATTCATATTTTCAACTATTTTGATTGTTTTTTATACTCTAATTGCAAAAAAATTAATAAGCCAAATTAAACAATAAATTACAAATAAATTTATTGACATACCAATTAAAAATGCTATTATGCTTGTTATTCTAAATTTTAATACTGCTATATTCTTTTTAAATTTTATTACTAAGCTAAAAATGAACCATATTAATATCAAAACTGTTGTTATAGTAAGTAGTACATTTATTGCTCTCATAATTATATCTAACATTTTATCCCTCCTTAAATGCCTTAAAATGATTTTTATAAATTTTCTTCAGTTCTTTTATTTGTTCATCATCCAAATAAATACCCCTTACGTTGTATTTTCTTTCAAATGTCTGAACTCCCCAATTATGTTTCTGATTGTGATGTAGTCTACACAATGAAATATACCGACCTTCCTGTCCAGTATCTTTTTTATAAGTTCCGTGAGTGCTTGCGATTGAATCCCAATGTTCCAAGTCTATACTGTTACTTTCTGTATGATATTTTCCACATACGGCACATTTTCTATGTTTCAGCATAGAATAAATATATTTCTCCTCGTTCTGCTGTTTATACAGCATTTGCATTTCTTCCCACATTGCTATATCGTTCTGAAGAAAATAGTCGAAAAGGAAATTGGTAAATGCCACAGCTTCGACATTACTCATTAATTTAAGTGCCAAGCTAAAAGTATCATTCAGTTTGATAAATAACATTTGAATTTCATCGGTTACAAAATCCATTAAATCATTTGTGATTATATTGATTTTGCTTTCTTTTGTGTAATTCTTGTCAATTATGTTTCCGATTCTGTCTTTCAGCTTACTCTCCATATTTCTAAAAGGCTCATATCCCTTTATATTCTTGCCACTATGCTTAATATAAAGTTTTTTCAAGTCTTCCTTTGCCTTATATAGAAAATAATCAGAAATGGCAGGCTTTTGCTTGCTAGTCTGCCAATTTATATCTACTCCTTTCAGCTTGTAAGCGTAGCAGTCTATGAACCAGTAAATTAATTTTTGGTTTTCCCTACTCATTCTTTTAGACATTTTAGATCAACCTTTCTTGCCATACCTTACTTTTAATATTGAGCCAAGTTTTTGTCTTTTTTCCCAGACTTCATCATTGGGAGCAAATTCTTTTCTTTTTTGAATATCCTGTCTTCTTTTGCAAAGAGTTACAACTGATATTTTCTCTTTTATGTCATTTATATTCCAGTTATGTTTTTCGCAAATTTTAACAAGCAAATGGGTATCTACATCATCTGCATTTTTTAATTCAGGATATTCCCTAAAAATTTCTTCAATTTCTTTAGTATGATTTATTTTTGCCATTATTCCCTCCTAACTGAACAAATCATCTATCATATATCTAAAACTTTTTATTTTTTTATGTTGAAACAACTGTTTTCCAATCTGTCTTACTTCATCTATATTGATACTTTTCTTATTCGTCATTTTGTAAAACTCATCAAAATTATGAATATCTATTGCATAAGTTTCTGACAAATCTCTAAAATTAAGTATCATATACGCTTTTACATTATTTTTCTTTGCTTCCAATCTCAAGTTATATAAAAACGTCTGCTGTTCATCAACTGTGTCTTTTATATTTGTGAATGGCATTGATTTACCTAAAAAACTTTTCAACTCCACAAGGACGAGCAAGCCGTCCCTGAAGAGTATAAAATCACATAAGTTTTTGTTTTTGAACCTAACCATCTGCCCATTAACAGTCCCTGTTGTTCCATCTTTTAGCCTTTGCAAAAAGATTTCATCAGTATTAACACTATTTTTAAAATCTTCCTCAAACTTTTTCCCTGCGTTTGTTGCCATTATTCAACAACCTCTGCCTCTTGAACAGTTGCAAGCGTTGCTCCGTATATGCCGTCTTTTCCTTTTTTTGTAACCGTTATTTTCCCTTCATCAATAAACTTTTCAACAATTCTTGTACATTCCTTAGCCTGTATCTTAGTATTTAACTGAATATCACGTGCTTGGTAATAATACGGTTCATTCTTTTTCACAAACTCAAAAACCTTGTTTTCCTTTTTTGTTTTCTCCTTTTCTTCACGGCTTTGTTTCTTGCTCTCTGCGACACTAAATGATTTTGCAGGGGAATTTATTGGCTGTTGCTCTTTTTCTTCACTCACAGCTTCCTGTGTGGCTCTAGTGGATTTATATTCAATTTTGTATGTTCCGTATTGTCCTTTTTCAATTCTTTCAACTGTACGATTGATTTTAAATTTAATCATTCTTATGATTTTTTCAATCATTTCAGTTTTAAAGATTTTAGTATTGTCAACCAAGCCTTTGATAATGTTTTTTACCATTTTCACTTTGTTAATTTGCAATGCTATAACAAAGCAGTCGGCTATTTCTTCAATTAGATTTTGCTCATCCTTGTAAAATGTTTTTCTGTAATTTCTATACGCTGTTTGTAATTCTTCGATTTCTTCATAAAGTTTCAACAATTGTGGCTCTGCTCCGAAAAATCTTTTTATTTTTACAAGTTTTTCTCTATCTTCCTTATTCAAAAGCAATCTTTCAGAATTTCCACCAAATAATTTACCTGAATTAATATCTTTAATTATTCTCCTAGAAATTTCATCAACTTGAGCTATGCTTTTTATATTTTTCATTTCCAGCATTTCTGACATTCTTTCTACATATTCTTTTTCAGTTACATTTTCTTTTTGTAGATCTGTTAAAAAACTATTGTAAATAATATTCGCTATTTTATCATTTTGAAAATCTACACTTAATTTCAAATCACTTTGTTGAAAAACTAATCTCAAACTTTTTTTCTTTTTATTTTCCTCAATTAATTCAGCCCTGTCTAACCCATAATTTTCCTTACATTCTCTTACAATATAGTCTACTACTGCATTTCCTAACATTTTTATTTCCTCCATTGATTTTATATATATTTTTTGCCCCTTTGTGTTATAATATTAGTGCCAGTAAAATTAAAAAGAAAGGGGGTGTTTATTATGTCTAAAAATATTGTTTTTAACACCTCAGCATTTGAAGAATTTTCAGATACTGATAACGGTTATTTTTTAAATATTACGACTACTTTTAACAAATATACAGACGTCCGATTATTAGCAATATATTCTGACTTCATTTTAATTTCTTTAGATGAAGATGGAAATGATACTGTTTTTGTTAATCGTAATGAAATTTTATATTTTGAAGATAACAGTTAATTCACAGGAGAGGTTTTAGCCTCTCTTTTTGTTTAACAAATGGAATTTCATCATATTTTTCAGATAAGACTTTTGTGATATGTTCAAACTCCGCCTTTGTTATCTTGTTTTCTGTTAAAACTTTTTCTATTTCTTCAAATAATTTTCCCATTCTTCTAACAGGACATTCAGTTTCATTATTCATATTTCTCCCCCTTCATCTTAATTTTCAAAATTTTCTCAATTTGCCTAATTCTCTTGTTGTTTCCCTCTATCTGAACACCATTTTGTTTTATCTTTTCAGATTTTTTCATCATCTGTTCATTCAAAATTTTGTTTTGTTCTTTCAGAATTTCATTGTTGCTTTCCAGCCTTTTCTTTTCTTCCTGTAATTTTTGCATTTATCCTCCTATCAGCATTTTATTTTTTATTTCTGACAAATCAACTTTATTCTCAATTTGCACAGTATTGTTTTTATATTCAAGTGGAATAAATTTTAAATTTGGGGTATTTATTCCTATACTTTTGTAAGTTATCATTATAGGTGTTTTTTGCCCTATAACTCTATAACTTCCAGTGTAATAATCAGCTGTTCCATAAGGATTTTTCATAAAATCCTTGTATATCCCCTCAAATTCCCATTTCAAAAAATTACTAAATTCTTCATCCGTCATTGCACATAATCTTCTCCAACCTATAAAATCAATTACAGCGTGTATGCCTTTATCCTCAAAATTTATCATTCCACTTTTTCCAAATTTACGCATAGCTTCTCTCAACATTCTTTTGGCTAAAATTACTTGGTTTCCTGAATCCGAATTTTTAGCATATTTCAAAATTATAGACACTTTTGGTATAAAGTCGCCCTCATATTCCTTGACTATTCTACCGAATGCGTAGTTAAATTCTTGCATACTGAGTTCAGCCATTCCTGCAAAATAGATATTCATAAGTTCTTCTGTCATTCTTGTATTAGGGTAATAATCTAATAGCTTATCAAATGCTTCGTCAAATTCCTCCATTGTCATTTTTGTTACCTCCAAAATATTTTTTTAGCCCTTCTACTGTTACTTTTGGTCTTTTACCTTTAGTGCCAGTTCCAAATCTTTGATTAGTATGAACATTATTTTTTGTTTCCACGTTTATTTTATCGTCATAATTTCCCTCAAGCACTTTCAGAAGGTTGGATTTGTTAATAAGCCAGTCAAATGTTATTTGCCAATTATTTTTATTATCTCCTTGTAAAAATTTTGAAATATGGATTTTATCCATCGCCTGCAATAATTCTTCCACTGTGTACTCATTAAGCAAAATTTTTATTGCCTTTTTTCTTTTGTCATTTATTTTTAACTTAACTCCTGACAAATTAAATTTATGTGCAATTTCTATCCATTTGTTTTTTATCTCTTCACACACAGAAGAAAAATTAATTTTTTCTTTTTCTACACTCTCTCTATCTCTTATAGAAGAATCTATTAAAGAAGGATCTGTTATAGAAGAATCTTTGTCTACCCATTTTGAGTAGCCCCCCTTATCATTTTGAGTACCCCCCCTATCTAAATTAGGTAGCCCCCCTTCTCGTTTTGAGTAGCCCCCCTTATCATTTTGAATAGGGGTATCTTCTGTTTCGTATTCCAATAATTCAGAAAATTTTTCTCCAAATGAAATATATAAAAATGTTCCTTTTTTACCTTTCTTTGAATTTGTAACCTGCTTTTTTAAAAATCCTTTTTCAACAAGTTCTCCTACTTTTCTTATAAATGTACTTTTACTTCCAACAAGTGGTATCTGACTATATAAATAATCATAAGTTATCCACATAAATTTATCTTTTTCCAACATTTTTTCCTTAGTTTCCTCATTTTCAACTTCATATTCTAATATCTGATATTCAATTTTAGATGAATTACTTGAATACATATCAGCAAACAATCTTAAAATCAAACTGTCTGCCAAATCCAAACCATTTTCTATCAGTTTATCCTGTTTGAAGCCGTTTATTGTGTTTTTCATTTTCACACCTCTTTACTTAACTTAACAAATTTGATATAATCAAATTATGAAAATATTCGTATGCACTTCATTTGAAGTGCTTTTTTATCATAACATACCTTCCAACTTGTCCAGATGGAGCTTTTTTAAATTTTATTTCAAACTCAAAATTTCTGTTCCTATTTCCATTCAATCTCTTAAATTCGTTTCTAATCAATTTGACAATTATGTCAAATTCATCTTCAGTTATATCTTCAACAACTTCTAAAACCTTTAAAGCGATTTTGTTTATTTTTTCCAAATTTTCTTTTGGACTGTATTGAAATATTTTAGCTTCAGGCTTTTTGGGTTTCGGACTTGTTGGTCTCGAATTTGTGCCTTGCTCCATTGTTTTAGCTCCTTTACTTTTTAACTTGATAATTTTTGTATCTAAATGTTTTAACACTTTTCTTTTTGTTTGAGTGAAAATCCTTTAGTGCTGCTTGAACTTTTAGACTAAATAAATTTCCCCGCAATTTTTTATTTTCTTTTCTTAAATAATTATTGTACCAACATTCTAAAATTAAACATGCAAGAAACCATATTATTACTATTTCTAAAATAACTATTTTCACTTCACACCTCCTCTCTCTTCATTATCATCAAATAAAATAATCATATCTTTTCAAAGAAAGGAGTGATTATTTATGGAAAATAATGATAAAAAATTAAAAGAAATCATTGAACTGTTAAGAAAAATTATTAACAGCAAAAAAATTAATTAATTACGATTAAATCGGAATTAATGGTTAAAATTTAACCCTAGATCAATTTTTAATTCACGTTGAATATCTATTAAAAAATCTAATTTAGGGAAACTACCATTCGCCAATCTTGTCATATTATCAGAGAAAGTTTGCGGAGTCATATTTATTTTGCTAGCTATAACTTTCTGTGATAGCTTTTCTCTTTTAAGAGTAATATTTATTTTTGAATAAATATCTGTTGCTATTTTTTCCTTTTCTTTCATTTCTACTCACCTCTAATTCATTTTATCCGATAAAATCGGAAATGTCAAGTTGTTTTTTAAAAAAATAAATATTCCGTTATTTTTGTACAAAAAAAGAGCCTTTTTTAAGCTCTTAAAATTTATTATCTTTTCGTATATCAAAATATTGTTAGTTACTGTTACCACATTGTAAATTTGTAAATTCCTCTGTATTAATATTTTGTACTGCTATACAAAACATTCTAACTTTTCCACCAAATGAATTATTTGCTATAAATTTTTGATTTATTGTTATAGTGTAATCATCTCCAGTTGTTTTTATTGCTTCTGTATCTATATGCTGATAACTATTTGGATCTTTCAAATAATGTTTTTTTAAATAATTTTCTAAAGAAAATTGGGCTCTTTTCAATAAATCTTGAGTTCTTATTTCAAATTTTCTTTTTGCTTCAGCTATCTTTTGTTTTTCAATCATTTTTAATGCTTCATCTCTTTTATTTTCTATATTTTTTAATTCCTTAATTATGTATTTATTAACAAGTTCGCTTTTTGAATACTGTTTATTTAAGTTATTATTTTTCAAAGCATTGTATTCATTTTCTGTTAATTTTCCCAGCTCATAAAGGAAATCTATTTTCTTTGCTTTTTTTAATTCAATTCTTAAATTTATTCCCTCTTCATTTTTTTTAATTTTTTCAAGTATTGATAATGATTTATCAACATCGTTATTATTCAATGCCTGAACAGCCTCATTTGTTAAATTTTTATCAGATATTCCTTCTGAAACTGATATTGATGCTCCATATATAAACAATAAAATACAAACAACTGTTATTCCTATTTTCATATTTTTATTCCAATTTGTTTTAGTCCACACCAAATAAGGTACTAAAATATAAAAGAATAAAACACATAATATTATTCCCCACCAAGTTTTGTACCATTCCTTTTTCAATAAAATCACTCCAATCTATAATTTTTCTATTTTTTCTTTTACTTCATTAATTAACCCTTCAACTTGTTTATAATTTCCATTTTTCAAACTCAAATATTCTACTTTCTCTGTTATAAGATTTAAAATATTTTTTTGTTCCTCAACCTCAACTAATTTTAAAAGTTCAAAAAGTCCATCTAAAAATTCATCACTATCATCACCTAATAATCTTTTTCCGATATCTCTAGGTAACATACTAGCAAATATTTGTTCTCTTTCTTTTTTATTCAAGCCTAATGCTTTAGATAATGTATCTACTGTAGCAATTGTAGACTTATTTTTTCCTGTTTCAATATCTCCTATTGTTCCTCTTCCTAGTCCTGCTTTAGTTGCAAGTTCAGCAATTGTTAAATTTCTACTTTCTCTTAATTTTTTTAAAGTTATACCTAAAGTTTCCATAATTTTCTCCATTCTATAAGGCTCTTTAATATATTATACTTTATTTTTCCAAAATTTATCAAAAAAAACTTGACATTTCCGATTTTATCGGATATAATATATTTGTAAGATAAATAAATAGGCTCTTTAATTTTTTTTATTAAATTAATCCGATTAAAACGGATAAAAAGGAGATGATAAAAAATGACAAAATTAGAAAAAGAGGTAAGAGGTATAATATTTGATTTACTTGATGATGAAGAACTAAAGGTAAATGAAGATTATGAAATCGAATATACTCAAGAATGGCTAGACAATTGGTTAAAAGAATGGTTGTCAGATGGATACACAAATGAGGAAGTGGCAGAGATTCAAAAATACTTTGAAAACTTTGAATACGATGAACAAGTTGAAAAAAGTTATCAAGTTGGAGTAATAACATACGACAACGGACATCAGGAAGCAGAGTGGGAAGATGAGATTGTAAATGTAACTATAATAACTAAAAAAATAGCATAGGAGGAATGTAAAATGAAATTTGAAGCAGTAACATTAGTAAACAACAACAACGAAAAAGTGAAAAAAGAGAAAGAAGCTAAGAAATTAAAGAACAGAATCAAAAAATTATTCAAAAAATAACATTAAGGAGATGATTGGAATGAAAACAGTAACAGATGAAATTATGGAAATGATGAACGACAAAGATTTGTTAAGAAGAATACAAAATACTCTTGATAAATCAAAACAGCACATTGAATTTTATAATAACGGTTACGGTGTTTCAATCGTCCCCGACATTAACAACGCAACTTTGTATCAGGTAGCGGTGCTAGTTGGTACAGAGGGAGAATATGATGTTTGTTTTGATACTCCAATAACAGATGATGTTATTGAGGGGTTGACAATATTGCAAGCTCACGAAATAGCGAAACAAATTTCAGAGCTTGAACCAAACTTTACTGGAACATTGAATTGATGTTTTACCAAGCCTATAACAATTACTGTTGTGGGTTTGGATAAGATATTAATAAACAAGATTTTTACAGCCTTTAAAAGCAAGTCTGGTAACAAAAAAAGCATATCAATATATCAAATTAAACTTATCTATAATGCTGTTAAAAATCTAAAATTAGGAGGCTAAATGGAATATAAAAAAGAAGAAAAGCAAGCAATAGAGGAATTTAGAAAACTTAGAGGAAATAATCCACAAGTTTCAGTTACAATTGAACTTGCAAGCCACGGATTCTGGCTAAGAGGATTCAAGAAAACACAAGAGTACTTTAAGCCTGTAAGATATTCAGACTGTGAAGTTTCTTGTATTTATGGAAAAGAAGATGTATTGCAGAAAATTAAAGAATTTAAGTTAAAAATAAAAGAATTAGGAGAGTGATTAAAACGTATAAGAAATTAATAAAAGAACTAAATAATTTAAAAACAGCTGAACTAGGACAGATTGCAAAAAAGTAAAATCAATTTTTAGCAAATACTATTCTGTTGAGGCTTACACATTAGACAAAGACAAAAGAATACTTGAGCTAGAAACAAAAGACAAGAACATAATCAAAGTTAAATTCAAAAAAATAGCAAATAAGAATAAATTTAAAATAGTAAATTGTGAAATAGAAAGAGAGGAGATATGAGCATAAGAGAACAGCTGGAAAAAGAAATGGATCAAGAAGAAATTCATGAAATCAAAGATAAAACAACAAAAGATGGAATTTTGCGACTTCTTAGAGAAAGCGGAGTTCCTGAAGAGAAATTAAATGAAGTTTATAACACTTTATTTGAAAAAGTTAAAAAGGAAAGAATTTTTCCAAAAAAAGAAATTGAAGAATGGTGCAAACAAATAAAAAAAGATATAGACAAAACTGGCAAATTTACACCGTTGTTCGATTATTTGTAAAGGAGAGGGTTAATATTTTGACAACGAAGAACGCAATCAAGATGATAATTCTAATACTAACAACTGCTCTAATGCAGATTGAAGTAATTAGAGTTAAAGGGCATTGGATATTTGGTGGCAATGTAGTATTTCCGTTTTTGGCAGCTATATTGCTGTGGTATCTGCCTAGTAGATTTAAAGATTTTAAAGGAGAAATATGGAATACAAAGAAATAAGTTATAAAAACGAAGAAGAGTGGCTAGACATAAGAAAAAAAGGGATTGGCGGAAGTGATGCGGGAGCAATAATGGGGAAAAATAAATATAAAAATATTATTGATGTTTGGAAAGACAAAACTGGAAGAGTACAAAATAATTTCACAAGCCCTGCAGCTCAAAGAGGTAAAAACCTTGAAAAAAATATATTTAATTCCTACAAAGAGGACCATCCTGATAAAAAAATATTAGAAGTCAATAAAATGTATGTTCATCCAAAATATGACTTCATACGGGCTAATTTGGACGGAGAAATTATTTATCAGGATAAAAAAGGGATACTAGAAATAAAAACCGCAACAATAAGCAAACGGAACAAATACGTGGAAGAGTGGCAAGATAATATCCCTAAAAGTTACCTGTATCAAATATTACATTATTTCCTAGTAACAGGATATGAATATGCTGTTGTGGTATCTGAAATAAAGTTTGAATGCTTTAAGAATGAAAATTCAACACCATTTGACTTGGATAAAAGATTGCAGACAATAGTTATAAATAGATCTGACTGGGAAGATGAAATACAGGAACTTTTAAATAAAGAGATTGAATTTTGGGAATGTGTCAAAAATGATACAGAACCAAGAATGATAAAAACTTATGGAGGTTAAAATGGAAAATAAAAATACAGAAATCGAAACATCATTAGTTACATTGCCTAAAATGGAGTTTGTTTTTGACAGTGCAAAAATAACTCCAGCTAAAATTGATAAAGGTATGATTGATTTTGAAAAAGCAGAAAGAGATGTTAAAGAAATAGAAAAACTTTATAACGTGGTATTCACAGATTTGGAAGATGTGAAACGATACAGAGAGGAAGTTGCAAGCAAAAAATCAAATGCTGAAAAATTCAAAAAGGATTTAATGGACTTTTTGACTTCTGACACTAAAGAAGTTAATCAAAAACTTATCAATCTGATTAAAAGGGTGGAAGCAGTAAGAAAGTTTTTGCACGAAAAAGAGAAAGAGCTGGATAATGTTAAAAGAGAGAAAATAAAATCTATTAAAGAATTAATTTTTAAAGATAGACCTGATTATCTAATTTACTTGATAGATAACGAAAAATGGGAAAAGAAAAATTTTAAGGAAACAAATATTGAAGCCGAAATACAGCAACAGTATGATGAACTGATTAAAAAAGAAAACTTTATAAAACGAGAAATCGAAAAAGCGAACAAAGAAATTGAATTTAAAATATTATTTGAAAATGTAAAATTTTTAATCAAGGAAGAGTATGCAACTATTTCAGAAGTTATCACAAACAAGATGAACGAAACTAAGCAAACTGAAGAAAATTTGAGAAAGAAAGCGGAAGAAAAAGCAGAAAAAGAGAAACAACAGGAAATTGAAGCCTTAAAGCAACAACAAGAGCGAGAAAAGCAAGAAGCGGTTGCTAAGGCTATTAAGGAAAAAGAAGTTCAAAAAAATTCAAATGATAATTCTGAAAAAACAGATACATATATCTGTATAAAAGTAAATGGACTTACAAAAGAAGCAACTAACGATTTGCTGAAAGTAATTAAAAAACACAACTTGAAATATATAAAGGAGATGAAATAAAATGGCAGGAACTTTAACAAATCCTAAAAAACAAACAAAAGGAACAGTGGGTACAACTACACTAAAATCATTGATAAACGACGAAAGAACAAAAAATAAATTCAAAGAATTACTAGGAAACAAGGCGGCTGGATTCTTAACTTCACTACTGAACACTACAAACGGAAATGCACAATTACAAGAAGCAGAGCCACAAAGCGTTTTGAAGGCTGGAGCAATAGCTGCAACATTAGATTTACCAATTGATCCAAACTTAGGTTTCGCCTATGTTGTGCCTTATAAAAGAAAATACAAGGATAATCACGGCAACTGGCAAGAAAAGAACGAAGCACAATTTCAATTGGGCTACAAAGGATTTATACAACTAGCTATCAGAACTGGACAATATAAAAAAATTAATGTTACAGAACTTTGCGAAGGACAGTTTGAAAGCTATGATCCAATTACTGATGAGCTTAAATATAATCTTGATGGAAAAATAAGTGATGAAGTAACTCACTATATTGCATATTTTCAAACTACAAATGGATTCGAGAAATACAATGTAATGAGTAAGGAAGAAGTAAGAGAACATGCTAAGAAATTCAGTAAAACATTTCTTAAAAGTTCTTCAAGCTGGCAAACTAATTTTGACAGTATGGCAAAGAAAACTGTATTAAAACTATTACTAAGCAAATTTGGAATACTAAGCATTGAAATGCAGACAGCACAAAAAGTAGATCAGGCTGTTATAAAAGAAGTTGAGCCAAACGGAAATGTAGAAGTTGAATATGTAGACAGTCCTGACAACGCAAGCGATATTGTCGAAGAGGAAACAGCAAACAATAATACTCAAAGCGATGATGAAATAGTTGAGAATTTTAATTCAGAGGACTTATTTTAAAAAAGAGAGGGTTAATTGAAAAGGGTACTTTTTGTAACAAAAAAATTAGGAGGATGCAGTCTGGAATGGCACAAAGAGAGGAGAGAAAATGATAAATCTTAAAAGAGTTGATTCGGAATATTTGAAAAATTTATACAAAAACTCAAATAAGATAAAAAATTCAAGAAAATACAAAGATATTAAATATTATTGTATAGAACCTATTATCATAGAGCGAAATAAAGGAGTATATGTAAGTAAAGAATGGTTTATAAACTTACATGATGAACTTATATATATTCCAAGAAACAATAGATATTTTAATTTAGAAATGTATAGAAACAACGAGAGTTTTGTAAGTGATGTTTATATTATTGAAAGTGAGGAAAAAAATGAATAGAGAAATAAAATTTAGAGTATTTATTGATTACAAAATATTTTATCAAGATAAGTATGACGAATACGGCGATAATTTAACTTCGATTGACATTTGTAAAAAGACAATAACAATTACTGGATTTCACAATTACGAAAATGTATATAGATTCGAGGATGAAAAAGTAAAATTGATGCAGTATACAGGACTTAAAGATAAAAATGGTAAAGAAATTTATGAAAATGATTTAATTTCTTGTAATAAATACAAAAATATAGTTGTTTTTTTTGAAAATGGATGTTTCAAAGTTAAATATTCCAAAAATGATACAACTAATGTAACATGTACATTAGATACATTTTTAGAAAAATATAAGTGCAAAATTTCAGGAAACATTTATGAAAACAAAAACTTGTTGGAGGAAAACAAATGAGTAAATACAAAGTAAATTTTTTTGTAAACAGTAACGCAAATTTCCGTTCTACAAATGCTGAAGTCATAGATTTAGTCGACGATTACGGTTATACAGAGAAACAGGCGGAAGAAATAATAAATGATGAGAAAAAGCTGAAAGAAGAATTCGATACTTGGTTATGGGATACTATAGAAACAGGTTTTCAAGTTCTCGAAACAGAAGAGGAAGTTGAAGACTGGAAAAGGATGGATCAATAAAACACGCTGAGATACACAAAATCAAAATTGAAAATGAAATAAGATTTATAGCAAAAGTGTATATTGATAGAGAAGAAATAGAAGACGAAAGTTTTAGCAGCAGCTGTTTAGAAAAAGTTGTTGAATATTTAATAAGCAAAGAATACGTTATAACAAATTATTTTGATATGACGGAAATGGAGGGATAATGAAAATAAAAAAATATTTTTATAATGCCAAAGATATTATGAAAATATTGGAAGTGAGTTTAAGTCAGGCATACAAAGTGATTAGGGAGTTGAATGAGGAATTAAAACAAAAAGGAATACGTGTGCAACGTGGAAAAGTGGCAATTGAATATTTCAATGAACGCTACAAAATTGCTTAGGAGGTATTCGTATGTCCGTTTATAAAGAAAAGAATGATAAAAAATGGAAAGTTGAAATAAGAACAGCTGATTCCACAGGAAAAGCAATTAGAAAAAGGAAAAGCGGTTTTAATACAAAAAAAGAAGCAGTATTGTGGGAACAAGAATTTTTAAACAAACTTGCTTCAAATTCAAATATAACATTTAAAACTATGTGGGAAATTTACTTGGAAGATTGCAGACTAAAAGTAAAAGACAGTACAATTATTAGAAAAATACAGTTAATGAATAATTATATACTTCCTATTTTTGGAAATATTTTGATGAACGAGATAAATACAAACCACATCAGGAACTTTCAAAATGAACTTCTAGAAAAAAAACTTTCAAAAAATACTCTTAGAATTATTGAAAGCCAAGCGAAATGTGTATTTAATTTTGCAGTAAAATATTACAATCTTGAATCTAATCCTATGTCTAAAGTAAAAACGATTGGTTCGAGAAAAAATACTAGGGAGTTTTCCATTTGGAGTTTGGAAGAGTTTCAAAAGTTTATATCAGTTATAGAGGATATACAAGATGTTGTGTTTTTTTCACTGCTATTCTGGACAGGTATGAGAGTTGGCGAAGCAATAGCTTTGAATATTAAAGATGTAGATTTTGAAAATAAGAAATTAAATATTAATAAAACAGTTTCAAGAAGTTTTAATGGAGATATTATAACAAAGACAAAAACAGAGAGTAGCATTCGTAAAATTGCACTTACAGATAAAACACTTGAATTATTAAAAAAACAAATAAATAGAATTTATAAGCCAGCAAACAGCCAAAGATTGTTTGATTTTGGAAGAGGATATGCTAGAAAAAGGTTTCTTGAATATATAGAGCTATCTAAAGTTAAAAAAATAAGAATGCACGATTTAAGGCACTCTCACGCAAGTTTTTTAATTCAGAAAGGTGTAAATATTTTAGCCATTTCCAAAAGGCTTGGACACGAGGACATCAAAATGACATTAAATACCTATGCTCACTTGTATGAAGAAGAAAATAAAAGAATGATAGATATTTTGAACAAAATTTAAAAATTCTATTCTGCCCCTTTTTTACCCCTTTTAGTAAAATAAAAAAGTTGTATAGTTCTCTAAAATAAAAGGGATATTCATTTTTAATGGAATATCCCAAACATCATTATATTTTTTATTACTATTATTTATAGTTATTTTTACTGGCTTTTATTATACAAGCATTTGGTAAAAAATGCAAGAAAATAATAATTTTTAAAAAATTTGCCCCTTTTTTGCCCCCTAATTGATAAAATAAAAATTCTCTACCAATACCACAAATATCAATAGAGAATAACATAATCCTTTGTAAATTTATTTTATCAAATCCTTACTAAAAAATCAAGGAGTGATAAATGAAAAATTTAAAAATAACAAACCTTTCTGAAAAAGATATTCAAAATTTGAAGAAAATTAAAATAATTGAGCTGGAAGAGATGAGACTTCAGGATTTGAAAATTCTAAAAATCAAAATCGAAACAGCTATAAAAACAAAAGAGAGCGATTAGGCTCTCTTTTTATTCTATTTCTTACTACAAAATTCCTAATTTTTTCAAAAAAAAGATAGCCATTTCTGGCTACCTCTATAATTTATTTTCCTTTGTTTGTGTCACTCATCTTTTTGTTATAGTAATACAGTATTATTAATGATATTACTATGCTCAACATAACTATTATAATATTTTCTATCAAAGATTTTTCCCTTAACGACTCTATTAAAGATATTTTTTGTGTCTTGTTTTCCAGTATCAATTTTTCTATATTTCTTTTGTACTGCCAATCTCTCTGGGCTACAGACAAAATTGAACTGATAGTATAAAGCACAATTAATTTCACTATTCCTTTGTTTGCAAAGTTTATTTTTTGGCTTTCCTGAAAATCTTTATGCTTTTTATCTTTAAATATCAAATCCCTAATCGTCTTTTTTGTCCCAGCTATCGCCATTATTCCCACCACCTAACCATTTATCAATAAGCCTGTCCAATGCCTTAGGCACTTTATCCTCAAGAACTTCAATTATCAGTTCCACAAAATAACCTACAACAATTATTAGTAACATCACTACAATATCTATTTCAGGAATCTTTTTTAAGAAACCTAAATACATTAATACATATAAAGCCAATGCCATTATTCCGTACAGAAGCCTAACTGCTATTGGATTTATTTTCAAGTGATTGTTTACCCTGTACAATAAATTCCCTAATGTTCCTAAAATTAGACCATACGCTATAAATACCACATCTACCAAGTAATTTTCCATTTCTGCTCCTTATTTCTGAATTTTAAAATATGTTTTTGTTTCCTGCTTTTTCTACATCGAAAATTTGTTGCAATATAACTTTTAAGTCAAATGTTTTTCTAGCTTCCTTTAAGACTTCTGTCAAAACTTCTTCGCCAATCTCTTCAGCAAAGTTAGGAATAAATTTTCTGTCAATTGATTTTTCTTTTTCCAATAATTCTTCTAATTTGTTCCAAAAGCCTTCATACACTTGATTAAATTTTTCTGCTCCAGCTTTTCCTTTCGCAACTATCTCTGTTTTATAGATTAAAGTTTTTCCTAATTCTAAAATTTTACCCGTCAAATATATTTTTGCTGCTAATTTATCCATTTTTATCACTCCTATTTTATTATTTTTTATCATTTCAATTTTAAGCTAGCCAACAAGCCCTACAATCAATTTGTACTTGCTAGCTAACCATTTATACCAAAATTATTTTTAACGCTTGTATTAAGCTTGTATTCAAGCCATTTTTAATTGTTCTTCCAATAATTCTTTACTGCCTCTACATAATATTTGGCAAGTTCCTTTTTTGTTTCTTCTAACACTTTCATGTCTTCTGAATTTGTTATGAATCCACTTTCAACTATGACACAAGGCGTTGAAGTTTTTCTCAAAAGAGTTGCCCCTCTGTCCGCATAATCTCGTGGCAAGATTTTTCTGTCTTTCAAATGCGTTACTTCAATATTAGCCTCTTGCATATATTCCGCCAATTCCTTACTTTTCTTTGAACTATGCCAATATAACATTTCAACACCTGTTGCTGTTTTATCTGCGGCATTAAGATGAAATGATAAAGTTATATCCCCTTTGTTTGCCAAATTATTAATCTTGTCTGGTAACTTAGAATAATAATCCTGATATACTACAACATAATCTAAACCTTGCTCTTTGCATTCAGGAACGATATAGTTGTTTACAAAGTCCTTATTCCAAGCGTGTTCCTCGAATCCGTTCCCACATGCTCCAGGATCTTTTCTTACCCCACCATGTCCGATGTTTAATATCACTTTTCTCATTTTATACCATCTCCTTTAAATATTTTTCTTTTCTATCTACTCTGTTAAGCCACCCTTTCAAGAATACTTTTTGAGAAGGTTTGTTTGCCACTATCACTCGATAAAATCTACGCTGCAAGTCGTGATATTTCTCTAAAAACTTAGTCTCATCTACTTCATTCAACGCTGCTAAACTTTTTTCTCCTAAAATTCCGTCCACTCTTAAATCAAATCCCAGTTCATTCAATGCTGCCTGTGCCTTCTTAGCACCCCAAGCTCCGCTGTTTACAATAAAGTCGCATATTGATAATGCTATCTTATCTGATTTTAAAGTATCAAGCCCGTTTTTATGATAATATTTCTTATCATAAATATCTCTAGCAATAGATAAAGGCATATCTCGCATATCTCCCTTATATCCAAAGTCTCTTGCTTCTTCTTCGATTATTCCATATTTTGTTTTTCCACCCTTGTCGTGCTTGTCATCAGAATAACCTCCTTCAACTCTTAGTAAATAGTCGAAAATTCTTTCGAATCTGTTCATTTATACCACTTCCTTTTCTTTTATTAGTTCCATATTTTTTAAATATTTATACAACTTTGCAGGACTGAACTCACTAGCCTTTAATTTCTTTAAATTATATGTTAGACTTTCGTCCAACCCCTTGTTAATTAGATGTATGCACAATTCTGAACAAAAATATTTATCCTTATGCTCAATTCCCAGCTCCAACAACTGGCTGAAAAATATAGCTCCGTAGTCGTAGCCTTTGCCTTTAAGCTTCGTAAACTCTTTTAACACAACTGGCACTTCAATATGATTATTTAATTCAAAAATATCCATATTACCTTTATAAATAAAAGGTTTTATACGTACACCACCAGGATTTGATAAATACACATAATCATTATAGACGAACTCACAATGAGAATATTTTCCAAGAGTCCACAAGGCTATCAAATGCCCTATTAATCTCCTAGGTTTATGGAAACATATATAGAGTCTATCTTTTTCTAACTGCATAAATACCTCCTAACCTTGCTTTATTTCGCTTTCAAACAGTTTATTGTATTCTGCTTCGGCGTCAAATGTTTTCAGCTCCTCAACTGTCTTGTTTTCCAAACTGTGAGACAATGTTGTCTCGGCAACCATTGAGGTAGTCGTATGCCTCCTCATTATCTCACTCATTTCAATAAATTTCTGAACGCTTACATTTACATATTTTTCTGAATTGTCTTCAGTGTAAAATTTCCAATTACTATACTCTGTATTCATCAGATCAGCCATTGCTTGAGTGAAGTCCGGTTTCTGACCCTTAGCAATTTTACCCATAAGTCCGAGAATAAACCTAAGAACTAAACTGAATAATATTTTAGTTATGTTAGATTGGTCTATTGTTCTATTGTGTTGCAAATATTTGATCCCTTTAACTTCAAACTCAAATGGTTTTTTTTCCCTTTCAAGTCTTAATTCGTAAAGCTCCTGTTTCAATTTCTCAATCTTCTCTTCCTTCTTATACTTGATCTGATTATCTTCAATATACTCAAATTCAGATAAATCAACTGTCTTGATTTTTCCGTCCTCAATTAATTCATTTTCAGCTAAAATATATTTTCCAGCCTTGTAAAGTTCCTCTTTTGTTGCCTCCCTTAGATTTCCGTTTTCGAGAACTGGATTTTGATATTCAATTTCTGAAAAAATATGATTTTCTTTGTTAAAATCTGGAAAAAATAAAGTTGGCTCTTTTTCAAAATCTTCCAGATTGGTAATAATAGGTCTCGCTATTATTTCGAGACTTTTTTTATCATAAATCACAACATTCATTTTTATTTTCCTTTCTATTCATTATTTTGCTAAAAAACTGACATTGAAATATAAGTAGCCTGACTTGATATTTGACATCAGAATTACACGTCCGTCAACTTCGATATTAAAAACACAAGCCTGTCCTAAACTTGTGTTCCCTGAAAAACTTGTCCGTTTTCGGGGTCTGAAACCGTCTGGCAGTGTTAAGATTACATTGCCCGCGGTTCTTCCGTTTAGTCTTTGGTTATCGTCTACGTTCAAGAAGACTGTTTCAGCCTTCTTGTATAATGTTGCAGAAGAAAATCCAGCAATCTGACTCGCATTTAAAGTTCCTGGTATAACTTCGTATAAATTTTCCACTTTATCCGAAAGTGGTTTGTTTGAGATAGCTCTGAATTTTAACACATCATTATATGTTAAATTAGTGTCAGCGATACATTCGTAGTAATATTTTGTTACACTGTCATAGTAGAACTTGCCTCTAGTTTTATTGCCAACGTCCTGTATATTTCCGCCAAACTCTAGACCTATTATTTTTGCTAATGCCTGTATTTCCAAATATCTTCTGTCTGCCAATTCTCTTGTTAAGTATGTCATTGAATTATCTATTGTCACATTTAAAGTGGCAGCTTGATCTATTATAATAATACATTTTTCAATAATATCAATTGCATTTTTCCCATTGTAAACTGGAATATAGTCGCCGTCTGTCCCTTTATTGTATGCATACAAAATCTCTGTTCCTAAATCATCTTGGGCGTATATTCCCATTTCAGAAATTTTATAAGAGTTTGCTATAACACTTGCTCCACTTCCAGTTTTGTTAGAGACGACAAATGTAAATTCGACGTTTCCGTTAGCTTTTCTCTCGTAAGAATTTATCGGAAATTCATTTCTCTTGTCAATCAAATCTGTTAGTTCTCTATCATTTCCTGTATTGTATCCTGCTCCAATTTTAAATTTTGTAACATTTATTTTGGTTTCGTTATTTACGGCTCTTGCTATAAGCTCTCTCCCCTTGTTTGTTATTTCCCATCCAATATAATTAGCCATTTCCTCCTCCTATCTTATTCCTAAATTATTTTCTTTTACTACCACATTTACAATTCCTTGATTTAATTTTTGCTCCATCCAAGGAAGTTCAAAATCTCTTTCATTCAGAATATTAATCACTTGTTTTTCAGAAAAAATTCCTACATATTTACCCAAATTTGAGCTTCTTTCAAACGTCAACGCTTCCAGCCAGCTACGTTCGTTCTTGTATTCGTTTACAACATCAAGAACTTTCAGATAATCTTTTTCATCTTTAAGTTCTCCCAAAGTAGATATTTTAAAATATCCTGGTTGACCACCATACTCAAACCATTCTTTTATTTCTGCATTTCCAAAAAGAATTTTACAGATAGCTTTTACACTTCCAAGCGTTCCTTTGTTAAAATGTGCAATTACAGCTATTTTCACAAGTTCTTTCTTGCTTTCAACACTGGCATTTTCTCCAACATAATCTACGTGATATTCCCACAATAAATAATCAATTTCCGTTTCACTTAATTTATCAATATCAAGAAAAAATTTGCTTATTATTCTGTTTTTCTGTTGTTTTATTGCATAATCTATTGATTCGTATATCCATTTTGTTGTTTTATCTGTAAGAGTCGATTTTGCGGCAATGTCAGTTAATTTTAAATCCTGTACTGTTATCATAGTTCTTCAACTCCCTGATAATTGCTTGTAATTCCGTTATTTATAGCAACTTGATTAAAATCTAATTTTTGGAATACAGGGCTTCTTAGTACTACTCTTTTAACTCCAGCAATCTTCAATCTCTTGATTAACTCATCTGGATTAATATCCTTGCCTATTTTTTCTTTCTGCCAGCTGATAAATTCCTGAATAGTTTTATCAACATTAGATTTTATAATATTTACAAGTGTTTCATTATCCTTATCAATATAATAATCAAAATCTATAGAATAGTTGATTTTATTTGGTTCCTTTATATTTACATTATCAGTTAGCGGTCTTACATTTTCTTCATTAAGTACTGCCTTTACTTTTTCCTTGAGCTCCTGACTTACCGTACCAGTATGTGTCCAAATGTACACATCTACATTAGTAGCACTAGGAGAATGAACTTTGACATCAATAATGTTAGTACTTGCAGTTTTAGTCCAAAATACATAAGCTCCTGAACTTCCAGCTGTTGTGAAAGATTCAGGAATTTCTCTTATTCTTTCCCTGTAACTTTCGTCTGCTTCTTCATTTGTTCCCGAATTAGTTTCTGTGATGTTTTCTACTTTTGAATAATTCGGATAAATGTCCACCATATCTTTAATTTGTCCAACTGGAATACCATTTCCAATTGTTCCTACTTTATTACATGTAGCTTTTCCGTCTATTGACAGATTTCCTTTCAATATTTTGTATTCCTCGTTTGTTTCAAAGTAAAGTTCATTGTAACGTATTCTTGAGCCCTTCGGAATAACTATGTCAGTTGCTTGAACACTAGATATATAAAATCTGAAAGTTGCTATTGCTGGTTGTTCTACCAGCCTTTTACCTCTGTTCCCATAGATTTCTCCTTTCAGGTCAAGCCTTTCATTTCTGGCATATCTCAAATAATTCTGTTTTATATCATCATTGTATTTCTCTTCTAACAAAGCCAGTTGATACGCTACTGTGCTGAAAATTAACGTCTCGGGGCTTGCTTCTGCCAAACTCCTTCCGCTAAGTTCCTGGAATTTGTTAATCATATCTCTTTTTATTTCCCATGCATCGCTGTCTATCGCTTCATATTCCTCAAAATTATCCAATATTTATCACCTCAATTCCCAGTTCAATATCAAAATCATTATTGTGTTTATCTATCATTTTTATTTCTGTGGTTTTTAAAATTGCCCTCGGCTCATATTTCCTGAACATCTCAAGTAACTGAGACATTATTTTATTTTCCACAACGTTTATATTTTTATCTATTAAATCGCTGTCAAAACTGAAATCACGGTTAAGTGGCTGTTCTTCCTTACAAACTCTTAAAAGCATTCCAACATTTGTTACAACTTCCTCAATATAATTTTTTGGAGAATAATTTATTTCTTGATTAGATGAAACATGTATCATTATTTACCTCCAATCTGATTTCTCAAAAAATTCAGCAAGATCTGTTTATCAGTTTCAGAAAAGTTTTTAGCATAATCAATCATTTCATTAACCTTATCCGCTGCAATCGTCCCAGCCCTTACTAAATTCATCAGTTCATCAATTTTGGCATCTTTTCTAATTTTTTCAAGCTGTTCTAATATTTCCTTTTTCTTATTTTCTGCAATCTGAATAGCTTTATCCACTTTTTCAAGCGTGCTATCTACTTTACTTTTTACTTTTTCTGCAAATTCCTGTAATTTTGTTTTCTGCTCGACTTCAACATTCGCAGCTTCTGCTTCAACAAGCTCTTCCTGTTCTTTCTTTTGAGCTTTTAACTGTTCTATTATCTGATTATATTTTTTAGGATCATCTATATATTCCTTTAACGTCAAGTCTAAATTTATATAATCAAATTCTGAAGTTTCTCTGTTGAAATAAGAATTTTTTTCACTTATATCTATTATTAAAAACGGAAAAGCTCCAAATGTCTGCCCTCCTAATGTTAAATAGCCATACTCTCCGAACTCCCACATAGTCTTTATTTTATCAAGCTGTTCCGATGGTGTTGTTTCTTGTAGTAATGAAGAAATTAATGTAATTCCAAAAGTTATTTCAGTTAATTCTCTCCCCTGATGCCTTAACATACCAGGACCATATATTGGGTTGTGTTCAGAAATTTTAGATTTATATGATCTATTTATCTGATTATTGATTGAAAACACTTTTTTGTCAGATACTTCAAATATTACATCTCCGAGACTTCCTATCATTATTCAGGTCCTCCAGTCTTATCGCCGCCAATCATAACGCCACTATGTTTATGTGTATTAAGATTAATACTTCCGCCAGTTTTTGTAGTTCCACTGACTTCCAAATCTCCATTAATTACAATCTTGCCAATATTCAAAGTCAACGTATTTTTATCATAACTCCAGCTTCCACCATCAGAAAAAGTTCTTTTTACTTCACTTTCACTACTAGAAGCACCACGCATAGGACAACCAAGCACAACTCCCTGTTCAGGCATTTCTGAAAAGAATAAGCAATAAACAGTCTGCCCTAGACCAAGTGTGTAATTGTCACTGTGGCTTTCAGAATAGGGAACTAACACATTAAGCCAGTCCGTCGTTTTATCGTCATCACCCTTTAACAGAACTCTTACTTTTCCAGTTTTTGAATCTATCGCACTTACTTCTCCTGCTTTTAATGTTTCAATCAATTTAACCACCTGCCTTATCACTTTTTTGTAACAAAAAAATCACAATCAAATTAATGACTGTGATTTAATGTTTCTATTTAATTTTCAATTTGGTCTAGTAAATTTTCTACTACTATTCAAAAAATATTTCATCCAGAACTTCAACAGGATAAGTATTAATTAATCCGTATCGGCTGTCAACTGTTGTTCCTATCAATAAATCTTTTTCCCTGCATATCTTAGTCGCTTTCTTTCCTATAGAAGGTGCGTGGTATGATTTTGGCTTTATCCCTTTTATGTTGGCATAGGCTATTACTGTTAAATGGTTGCTTGTTACTGTTCTTCTTTGATTATTTTCCAATCTTTTTATGCTCTTGTCGTTGTTTTCAACAGTATCTGCAAGTCCAATTACATCGTTCTCGATGTTATTAATTCTGCTTTCAGCTTCAACCATCCATTGTGCCTGCTGTAATATAAGTTCAGCCTGTGTAAGAGGTTTTTTCTTCTCTTCGTATTTTCCTGTTTTCCTGATTGCTGGAATAACTTCTGATGTTATCCATTTTCTAAATGGTTTTGCTTCTTTTTTGTCGCTTCGTAATATCAAAGTATATAATCCGCTTTCGTTAACAAAATTGGTATTTCCTTGACGACCTATGTTAAACATAGACCGCTCATCCTCGTCCAATCTCTGTACAGCTTGAGTAACATTTTTAATTTCTAAAATACCGCAAACATCTTTTGCACAAAACCAAACTTCGTTGTTAGCAAATATTGTTCTTACACTTCCTAAATTTTCTTTACTGAATATTTGAAATCTTTCATCATTTATAACTTTTAAATCGT